GCGCTCCGGGGGGGGGGGCCAAAGGCGGCGTAAGCTGTTGATTCTGAAGGAAATTGAGTTCTTGACAGCACGAGGGTATTATAATAAGGTTAAAGATCATAGTGTGATGGGGCGAGAGTGCGGTGAACTTAGGGCAGGGGTTTAATACACTGCCCTTTATTTTAAACAGGTGCAGACAAGTGACCAGCTTTTACAGACACTTCTCACAAATCGGATCGTTGATATTGGATCTATACTTGTTACGATTACAGTCATTATAACGACAACACGAAATACGGTGCGAGCGCTTAAAGAGAATGTTGATAAATTAACTCTTCTCTTAGACGCGCAATGCAAGATGGTTAACCATCATGAAACCGAAATTGCTAAAATTAAAGAACGATGTAAACTCCTTACAGAGCATAGAGAACATTGCACTTGAGCGTGTTAAGAATTCGCCCTTAGATAAGGTGCTTAAAGAATATGCCAGTCGTAAGATCAATCGACCAAAATCAACCCGTGAATGAAAGAGCACTTGCTCGTGTTACGGAGAAGTTACCATTTAAGTCAATCGAGGAATGTCTCGACGAGAATAATGCCGGCTTACATGACGTGGCTCGTGTTGTGGGAGACGTTTTAAATTTCGGCTGTAACGAGTCGAACAAACTTAGAGCGGCACAGCTTGCAATTGAGTTCCGAAATATCGGGGAAAAGAAGAACGAAAATCGTATTGTATTTAATCTGGTAGGAAATAATATTACACTCAATAATCTAATTGTCCAGGAATAAAATGAAAATCTTTAAACTTATCAGTGATTGCGAATTTGAAGCCGAAAACTTAGACGCGGCTTTCGGTTTACTAAGCGAACACTTTGAATTTATGATATCCAATGATGAGGTTGAAACACCTGAAGATCCGTTTCCAATGGTTGGTGGTTCGATGAGTCTTAAGGTTATTAAAGAAGTCTAAAATGTCAACTACACTAGCTGTGCCTAAAATTATGCCTACAGTAGAGAATCTTTTTATCCTCACGCTAAAGGAAGGAAACTTTGTAAATCAATACAATATTCTTGCCACAGATTTGCAAGAAGGAATACTTAAAGGTAAGAAATATTGTGATACTTCCGGATCGCGTAAACGATTTATTCATGTTAGACCATTTCTAACTGATTTAGAAAGAAAACCTAATGAAGAGAATAAGTCTAGTTAGTCTAGTCTTCTTTCTTCCTTTATTCTGCTGTGCACAAACTAAAATCTCCGTCCCACAGTTGCCTGTGCTGCCTTCAAACAGTCTTTGGTTCACTGACTACACTGGAAAACTTGTTCCGGTTAAAACTGGACCATTTATTACGATAGACAAAACTGCTGATGGGACATTCACTTTAAATATCACAGTTTCTCTTTCAACGACGCCTCTTACACGAACCTTCTTTGCAACCGCGGGTCAAAGAGTCTTTACTGTTCCTGTGGATTATGATCTTTCAAAAGCACTTGTGTACAGGAATGGTATTTTACAGAATATGGAGTCAGGTGTGGCTACTCTGCCTGACTACTCTATAAATAATTCCACACATCAAGTCGTATTTACTGATGGAATTGACATTCAACCAGATGATATTATAAAGGTGATTATATGAAAGTCGGCAAGACAGGGCTGAAAATGTCAGATGGTAAGGTAAGACAGTTTAAATCAGCGGTTGCACGTGCGGCATTTGAGAAATACGCACAAGCGGTTGAACACGGCTGGAAGCCTAAGAAATGAAGAAATTTATTCTTCTTATCTTTACCACTACACTATGTGCGCAGAATCTACCTAACGAATTCGTTGGTTTTGGTGCATCTTATAATCAACAGTTAAGCCCGCCCGTTTCAGGCTGGGGAGTTTACGCAAAGAAGATTACTGATAAGACATATTCTTTTAACGTAGTAGATATTACGAGTAAGACGCTTAAACCATTTACTGTTCAAACTGTAACATCTACAGGAATTGCGCAGTATATCGGATCATATAGCAAAATGAAAGTATTTGGTATTATAAATGCGGGTGTAGCTGCGGCAGAAAGCAATGTTGGATTTGGATATTCCGGTGGAGTTGCGTTTACAACAAAGATTAAGGATAATATCATCCTAATAATTCCAGTTAGAGTGCAAAAAACAACACTTGGGGACTGGCAAGGAACAATTGGTGTTGGAATTGGATTAAAGCAAGATTAAAATGGGTTTAATCCAAGCATATAAGTGGTTGAAATTCGGACAGCAGGTTCAAAAGTATTTAAATCAAATTAAGGAGTTAAGTCATATGAAACTTAGTGTTAACGTAGTTATTCAAGTCCTTAGTTCTATTGCGCAGATTGTTAATCTTGCGAGTGGAATAGTTCCGGCTAAATATCAAGTCTATATTCTTGCTACACTCAGCGCAATTCAAGGACTCACGGGTGTACTAGTCCATTTTAGTAACACGGATGGAACTTCACAGAAGATTGCTTACAAAGAGGCAAAATAATGGGACAAGCAATTACCTCACGTGAATTATTTAAGTCTCATGGAACAAGTGGAGAACTTCCTGTAGGACACATTTATAAGGATAAGAAGTATACTGAAACTTTACCTTATAAAAACTGGTTTGATTCTTTTCTCTTAGACAATCCTTCCTTTATTGGCAGGGCAAAGATAACAAGTCCGCAGGGTTTAGAGGTTGAAGTAAACTATGGAAAGACGTTCGTAGAATATCTTTATGGAATCGAATTTATAGATAAGAAACCTGTCACAGGTAGACTTATCATGTCTCGTAGTGATGCGGTTCTATTTAACGTTCCTGCTAAAGTTGATGGTTTAGGTCTTCCGGTTAACTCAAATCCCGATTTTGCGGATATTCCATGGGATAGGCCGCTGGCAGATAATGAGATCCTAACTAAAAAGGGACCTATTGCATTTTGGATGATCTTTACAGACACGGAACTTGATACTCCAGAAGCTACACAAAATGAACTTCTTGAAAGATTAGAAGTTAAGATTGATAGAATTCTAACCCTCTTAAACTAACTTACATGGCAATTAACCTAGACTTTATATTCCGCAGTGACTTTCAGGAGAAAATCTTTACTTCCTCTTATCGTCACATAGCGGGATCTGGAGGTTATGGGAATGGTAAAACATGGGCATTTTCGATGCGAAGTCTTCTTTTTCTCTGCACTTATTCTAACTATAGAATGGTTATAGGCAGGCAAAAATCTACTGATCTTGCAAAAACGACACGAACGACTTTCTTTAATGTGTGTCCACCAGAATTGTACGCCGAAAATAAGGGCGGAAAACGAGCAGATTCTCTCAACTACTTAAGACTTGTTAACAATTCTGAAATACTTTGGATGCACTTTGACCAGTTTGATGAGGGTACAGTTAGAGGACTTGAAATTAACTCTGTCTTCTTAGACCAGGCTGAGGAGATTGACGAAAATGTTTATCTCCATCTTGATAATCGTGTAGGTAGGTGGCCTAAAGCAGTTGTTCCTCAGAATCTTCTGGAACAAAATTCAAACTGGCCTATTCATCCCGGTTCAAATGAACCTCGCGTTCCTGCGTGGATGGGAATTGGTTGTAATCCTGATGTATTGTCCCATTGGATTTATAAGAGATACCATCCAGAGTCTTATGATTACCAAACAAAGTATTTTAAACGGTATATAATGTATGAGGCTGAAACTGATCCTACTTTACTTGATCCTGAAACATATGCTGAAGCTCTTTCTCGTGATCCTGCGTGGATTGAGAGGTTTCTTAAAGGTAAGTGGGGAATTGCCGAAGGAACAATCCATAGAGTACTTGAAGATAGTAAATTATATCTTGGAGAGCGACAGGGAGCAGATGACAGAAAGATTTACATTACACCTGAGTTCTTTGAAACTATCAAAAAGAAATCCGCTCTTTATCGCATCTTAGATCATGGTGAAAGTGCTCCAACTTGTGTTATTTGGGTGGCCGCGTGGAAAGGGATGCACTTTGTTTATAGAGAATATTATGTTCCCAATGCTTTAATTTCAGAACATCGTCAGAATATTGCTGATCTTTCGGAAGGTGAAGTTTATCAAGGTAACTATGGTGATCCATCTATCCATAATAAGACTTCTCAGAAATATGGAGGAAGGTGGACTGTAGCTGACGAATATCTTGATATGGCAAATACAAATGCTCCAGCGATCTATTGGCAACCGGCGGATAATAACGAGTTTGGTAATAGGAATAGAATTAATGAACTACTTCGTATAGACAAGAATTCTCATCATCCTATAACTGGCCATATGGGTTCTCCTAGGTTATTCTTCATTATGAAAAATGAGGCATATCCTAATGGTTGCCATCATGTACCATTACAGACAGCTTCTCAAAAGCGAGTTCAAATTGGCACGGATAATGGAACACCTCTTTTCTCAGATGACAGGGATGATAAGATTGTAGATCACGGTTATGATACTGTGAGATATTATGTTAGCATCCATACGCAAGGAAATAGAGATGCAAAACCTAAACTAGCTGAGAATTCTTTCGAGTCTTATCGCAAACGTGCAGTCTTAGCTAATCGTAAGGTTACAATGGAAGACATGGGATTCTATGCTTAAACATATTTGTTACTTTAAGTATCTTTATACTTATAAAAGAGAAATAGGTAAAAATAGATTTGATTGTGTAGATGTTTTTTGTTGTTCTACTTGTTTGAAATATAAAGAAGTTCGCAAGCCTAGTTATACTGGAGTTAGGTTAAATGCCTGAGATTTGTGAACATAAATTTGTATTTTTACGCAGTTATGATGTAGAAGTAGGGTTTCATAACTGGGAAAAGGTAGATGTGTATTTTTGTGAAAAATGTTTAGAATATAAAGAAATTCAAAAACCCTTTCCTAAGGGACGATATGCCTGAAAATCTCTCAGTTAAACACAAACTCGAACAAATAGGTGTTGCTACAAAGTATTATGAGCAATGGTGGAAGAGATTTAGGTGTAGCGATAGTATTAAATATTATGAAGGTTCACAATGGGCAGGATATTCAACTTACTTCAGAGCAGATTATCGACCAGCCGTTGTAAATTTAGTCTTTTCTACAATAGAAGTTCAAGTTCCATCTTTACTCTTTTCCGAACCCATTTTCAACGTCACGCCAAAGAAGACAGCGGGAGATGTAGAAGGTGTTTCACGAAGAACACAATTGCAAGAAGCTGCATTAAATACGTTCGTAACAGATCCCGACAGTCTATTTGCCGAAGAAATAGAAGAGGCCATTATTGACTCGTACTTTGCATTTGGCCTGATTGAAGTTGGGTTTGATGCAAATTATATAATCAATCCTAATGCAGACAAACCTTACGCACGCAAGGATGGTACGCCAATACAAGATATTGAAGGAAAGGATCTTGTACAACCTAAAGAAGTTCCGGAGAGTGAACAAATCTTTGTAAAGAGAATTCATCCCTCTCAACTTCGAGTAGGTGGGATGGACTCCCGTTATCTTGAAAGGTGTAGTTGGATTGCCTATTATGAATATGTTGACTTAATGGACTTAAAAGGAAATAGTGGGCTTAAGAATACAGACAAGATCACATTTGCCGGGTCAAGAACTGTCGAGTTTGATAAACTCGCATTCGAAGATAGGTCAGAGGAATTAGATAAACTTTATTCGAGCGGAGACATAATCAAGATTTGGCATTATTGGGATTTGCGGAGAAAGACCTTCTCTCTTTTCTCTGACGTTTATGAAACAGATAATTTCTTTGAAGCAGATTATAATCATCTACCTTTATTTGCCCTTAAATATCATAATCGTAGGCGTGGATTTTATCCCATTCCTCCTGTTTCACAATGGCTTAATACACAAGACGATCTTAACGAGGCAAATGAACAAGTAAGAGTTCATCGTCATAGAAGTTCCCGCAAGTATTTGATGCGTAAAAATGCAGTCTCCACGGATGAGATGGATAAGTTAATGTGGGGACCAGATGGCACGTATGGCGAGACAGAGCAAGACCCGGCTACTTGTGTTGCTGCTTTACCGTTAGCAAATCTTGATAGCACGGTCACACAAAGTCTTATTCTTTCAAAAGACAACTTTAATGTAGTTTCAGGTACTTCTTCTGAAGCTCGCGGTCAAGCGGATAGAACAACTGCAACGCAAGCATCTATTGTTGATGCACGTTCTAAGATCCGTGCTTCTAAACCTAAGTTACAAGTTGCTCGCTGGCTTAATCGAATTGCGCGTGCGATTATGATTCGTCAACAGCAATTGACTTTACCTTTCTGGATTAGTGTAAATAACACTACCCAAGAAAGTCTCTTAGGTAATGTGCAGGAAACACAAAAGATTTATGAAGAAATCTCTGGGAGGGATATTGAAGGACTGGATTTTGAAGTAAAGATCAAGGTCTCTTCTATGTCTCCCATAGATACGGAGGATGAGAAAAATAGATTTCTCGAATTTATGGCTGTAATTACCAACTATCCTCAGATTGCACTTTCTCCTACTTTAATTCGAGAAACTGCTGAACGACTTGGATTTAATACAAATGAGAAAATCCTTCGTGAATTGCAAGATATGGCACTACTCTCTCAAATAGCCGCCAGGGATCAAATGAATGCGATGGCACAAAGGGGAACGGCAAAAGTAACCCCTAATGCTAATGAACAGATTACTAATCAGTTACAAAATCAAGTAGGATTACCGCAATAAGGATATTATTATGGCAGATGAAATTATTGAACCTAAAGTTGAAGAAACTCCTAAGGAGGAAATCGTTGAAGAAACTCCAAAAGAAGAATCTCCTAAAGAAGAGCCAAAAGTTGATCCTGAACACGAAGCAGCTGTTGGCCTTTATAGTGCTCTTAAAGACCCGGAACGTGCAGGTGCAACTCTTCGACAACTCGCGGACTTAGCTGGATTTGATCTTGCGAAGAAAGCAGATCAGAGAGAACTTAAGCGGGATATTAAAACTCTTGTTAAAGAACGACTTGGCGAAGATAACTCAATTCTCGCAGAGAGTCTTGGACCTTTGCTTGAGGAAGTTATTAAACAAGCTGTTAATGAAGAACTCAAACCTTTAAAGGATACGATCTCTGCGGAGAAGCAAGAATCATTTGCGCTCAAGATTGATAAAACCTTTAAGGAACTTGAGGCTGAAACAAAAGGACTTTCTACTAAACTTGAAAAACAAATGTTGGAACTTATGGAACAGTTTAATCCTGGGCCTAAAACTCCACCAGATGTTTACATACGTCATATTTTTAAACTAGCTAAAGCGTCTTATGCTGAGGCTGAAGATATCAAAGCACAGAACAGGAAACAAGCGGACAATAAAAAGTCTGTTACTGTTCAGAGCGGAGTTAACCCTGAGAGAGTTAAATCAGGATCTAAACTCCCAACAATTCGTGAAGCTGTAGAAGCCGCAATGCGCGGTGAAAGTTTGGAGTAATTAACATGGGTTTAACACTTGGTGCAGCAAGCCAACCTAGCCAGCTTACTATGAATTTTGATAGTATTATGGCTACGAGTCTTGCGAACGCCCGTAAGACTATTTCGGACAATATATCTAATTCAAATGCTTTCTTTTACGAAGCTAAGAAAAGAGGACTTTTTGAGTCGGCAGATGGTGGTGCGTACATTCAAGAAGATTTGATGTATGAGTTAGCTTCCACTGATTCTTATGACTCTTATGATACTTTAGGTGTCGTTGGACCGGAAGGTATTACGGCTGCGTTTTACGAATGGAGACAAACTGCAACACCGATTGCATATTCTGAGAAGGAACGGAAACAGAATAAACATCGTATTGCAGAATTTGTTCAAGCAAGAATTAAGCAGGGAGAGCTCGGAGCGATTGATTTCTTCTGTAAATCCTTGCTTCAAGGTAATGGCGCGGGAGATTTAACCACCGCAAAAACTAGTGCGACGAATGGATCTCTTGCTTGTGATCCATTATTTCGCATGATTCAAACTGATCCCTCGTCTTCGACTGCTGCTTTGAAAATGGTTGGAAATATAGATCAATCTTCCTACTCTTGGTGGAGAAATCGCACAGCAGATTTTTCTTCCATTACTACATCTAAAGGCTTCTTAGATACTGCAGACCATCTTTTCAATGATTGTTCGAAAGGCCCCGGAAGAAAACCAAATCTGATTCTTTGTGACCAGACTACGTTTGAATTGTGGAATTCTGCATACTATTCTGTCTATCGAAGAACCGCGGATTCAGATAACGATTATCCTTTCCCGAATATTAAGTTTCGGGGCGCGCTTGTTGTCTGGGATGAGAATTTCCCGAATCTTTATGCAAGTACTCTTGATACCACCACAACCAATGGTGGAGGCATGGTGATGTTAAACTTCGAGTTCTTAAAAGTTCGTTATGAATCTGAAACGGACTTTGTTAAGACCGAATTTGTTCGCCCGGCCAATCAGGATGCAAAGGTTGCTCATATTCTTTGGATGGGCAATATCACTTGTAATAATCGTCGCAAACAGGGGTTGGGATGGAAAATCCCCCGGACATTAACTTAAGGAGAACTTAAATGAACGAAAGTCTAGTTAATCAATCCCGACCTTCAGCACAAGCATCTATCAATGTCAAAAACGTTGATACAGTGTCTATCGCTAAGTTAACTCCCGTTGTATTTGCGATGGACGGAACAAATGACGGATTTACTGTTATTCGTCCATCTGTGGGAACGGCACTTCAAGCACAAGGTTGCATTGCGGGTATTTTACTGCAAGACTTACCCCTTGGAGGAGTTGCTGCTTGTTTAGTAAGGGGCATTATTGATAATGTTCCTTATCTTGTTCATACTCGTGCTGGTACATCAGGTACGAGTTCATGGATAACTGAATCTGCTATTGCAATTGGACAGCCGTTTGGTATTGATACCGTTAATAACGTGCTTGTCACAATGGCAGCTTCAACTAACCATGTGGCTCATTTGCCCTACATTGTTGCAGCAGAAGTTATTGCTTCTAATGCGGGTTCTGCAACTTCAACGGCAAATTCATTAACCTATTCTACCGCAGGGATGAAATTCTTTCTACGCATTATGTAATATGCGTAGAAGAACAGGGGGAGACGACCTAATACGCCATTAATAGTCTCCCCCTTATTTAAAACTATGAGAATCTTAGTTGGAGTCAACACACTTACGGCAGTAGATCAATTAGTCTACCTATCTCATTGTAACTTCTGGACAAAGACAGTTAAACAGTTTCCTAATGATGAGTTTATGTTCTTTGCTCCACATCGTATGTCTGTTGATAATATGCGAAATGGTGCAGTAAAGGCGGCGCTTGAATATAAATGTGACTATTTACTCTTCATAGACGATGATGTTGTTGTCGAACCTCATACATTTAAGTCGCTCTATGAATGTAATCTTGATGTTGCAATGGCGCTTACTTATGTTCGTGGTTATCCTTTTGAACCAATGTTCTTTAACTTTAAAGATAAAGAACGTCAACAGTTAAAACTCTATGGTGAGTTTAAGGATGACATTAAAGATAATGGTATAGTCTATTGTGACGCGATTGGAAACTCTTGTACGCTTTATAAGACTTGGATGTTTAAAGAAGTAGAGGCACCTTGGTTTGTTACTATTCCAAATAGGTGTACAGAAGATGTTTACTTCTGTTTGAAGATGTTAGAAGCTAAACTCACGGTTAAAATCGGAGTTGATACTAAGGTTCCAACCGCGCATAAGATTGCCCCGGAATATATTAGCCTGGGTAACCGTCAAGCACTTATTGATTACGCGGAAAAGATTTATCCTGAGAATATCGTGAAGGCGGAAGTTAAAGAATGACTAGAGATCAAATCACTGGTAGAGTGCAGGTTAACTTGAATGATGAAGGTGTCTTTTACTCTACTGATGATTTGAACGATTCTATTCAAGATGGTTATGCTGAAGTTGCAGCGGTTACAGGTTGTATCTTTAAAGCAACAACGATTAATCTTGTAGATAACTTAACTTATTACGATTTTGGTAATCTAATTTCTGACTATCTTGGCGTTACTGCTATTTTTAATCCTACAACTAAACAATGGTTAAATCCTACTAATCTCAGAGTCTTAGAAGAACTGCGTGATGATTGGGAACTTGCAATTGGAAATCCTTTCTTATTCTGGCCTATAAACTTTAGATATGTTGCAATTTACCCTAAACCTGTTACAACTTCTGGAATACTTTATATCTTTTATCGTGCGACTGCGGACGTGTTAAGTGGGTTAGCTACACCACAAATTCCAGAAGAATATCAAGGTGTGCTTGAGAGTTATGTAACTTGTGATCTTCAAGAACAAGCTGAAGAGTTCACTAAAGCACAGATAGAATTTAAATCTTACGTTGAATCTATAAAGGAAATTAAGCAAGCTATCCACTCATTTAGGCAGCCAGATTTAGTTCACAGGCTTGCTTAAAATGCCACAGATTTGGAATGAAACATATCTAAATAGGTTACTCGATGATGCAGAAGATTATATTACTTCTACCATCAATTGTATCTTTGATCGTATTTCTATTGGTATTATATCAGGTACTTCAGTCTATACCCTTCCAAGCTATGTTAAAGGTATTATTCGAATAACCTGGAAAGGGAAGAAGATTTATCCTCTCACTTTCCCGGAATTTTGTGCGCTCAATCCTTCAAACGCGGTCGTAGATGGAACGTCTAAAATAGAAGCGGCACTTTCTACCCCTAAGTTCTACGTTAAACATCCTACTAATTTCTACGATATTCGATTTTGGCCTACTCCGGCTGGAAACATTTCTGCTGGAACAACAAATCTCTTTGGGGCTGCAATTTCTTCATGTGTCATCATTTCTTGCTATCGTACACAGTCAACAGATCAGGCGTACCTTTATATCCCGTTGTATTTAAAACGTCGTATTAAGAAAGCTTACTTACTCTCGCGGGCATTTGCTAAAGAGGGTAAAGGGCAAGACTTACAGGCTTCGGTATATTACACTAAGAAATTAGAATATCTAATGGAAGCATTGAAAGACATTAATTCAAATGTGTTTCTAGGAAAGACTCATCTTCTTAACGACACATTTAACTCTGGGCGATGTGGCACACCTGGCCGGCCAATATTACCGCCGGATTATGGTGTGAGTTACTAAATAGGAGACTGATATGGAAGTTCAAGATGTAATCAAGATGAGAGGATGTCTTGAGATAGTTTTAGGTGATTTGCAGGGGCATATTTTAGAAAAACGAAAGGTCGATAACACAATTGTTACTACAGGGCGAAAGTGGGTTCTTCGCCAACTCTCAAGTGCAGATATTGTCACAAGTGAGACAATTTCTCATATGGCAATTGGAACGACTACAACTGCACCTGCAACAGGGGATTCTGCCCTTGGGGGCGAAACTACGCGTAATGCTATTGTTTCTTTCACTACAACGAATCTTTCTTCAAATCCACCTTCTTGGCGTGCAGAGTGTAGTTTTGCTTCAAACGAAGGAAATACGACTCTTGCTGAAGTCGGACTCTTTAATTCTTCTTCCACAGGCACAATGTTAGGACGTGCAACATTTGCCACGTTGAATAAAACTACTTCTAATACTCTTTCGATTTCTTATACTGTGTCTAACTAGGAGAAAATATGTCAGTAAATTCTTTTGGCGTAATGTCTTCTGCAAGCGGATTTGCTGTAACTCCTTCAGATACGGTTGATCTTCCTTATCCAATAAGAGGACTCTTTATTGGCACGGGTGGAGATATTCAAGTTCTTCTTCAGGATGATACCATTCCAATTATACTCGTAAATGTACAAAGTGGGAGTTTATATCCTTTACAAGTTAAACGCGTATATGCTGATGGATTAACCGCGGATGATATCGTGGGGTTGCGATGATTTATGCTCCTATCTACGTACGTCGCGGAATAATTGGGAATAGAGGAAAGAGTCTTAAAGATATCTTTGACTTACAAGATTCTATAAACTTATTTACACCTGGAGTTCTTTTTAGTGAAGGATTTTCGCTAACTGACGGAATTTCTAGCGAGCTTACAATTCAACATTTTAACAATAGTTATTCTGATTCTATGAATTTAACTGATGTTCTTTCTTTGGAGTTAGTATGATAGGCATAGCGCTTGGAAGTACGCCTCAAACAAGAGGTTTAGATATAAATTCTAGGGGTAAATCTGTTGGCGATTCTCTTTTAATGAGTGATTCTATAAGTCTTGAGGATCATTTAAAGTGGGGAGATATCCTTACAGCTTGGACGAGTGAATTGCAAACTTGGAATGAGGTATAAGTATGCCATTAACAACGCTTTTGGCAACAGATTTGATTACCAATAGCCGTACTACGCTAAATGATAACTTTACATATTTAGAAGGTACGATTATTGGGGGGAAAGCAACTTTACTTACTGCTGGAGCTATACCTTATATTAGTGCAAGTGGAGTTTTAGGAGAAAGTAAACTATCTTGCTCGGGCGGTATTTGCACGCTGTATGATGACACCGCAGTGACCGGGATTACCACTCTGGCTGTACGGGCTGGGGCAGAGCAAGGTACATCTAGTATGCAGCTTTGGCTGAATGCTGCTGGTGCCACCATGGCCAAAATGGATTATTTCGGCTCCATGCATACCTCGAAGGTACTAGACCTAACTACAAAGTTTGGGCTTGAGAGCACAGTGGGTTTCCGTATGGCGGCTGGCTTCTCCGCAATGTGGAGCAGCACAGCGGTCTATAACGGGCCAGTGGACTTGGGGCTCTCGCGAGGTGCTGCGGGAAAACTCGACGTTAATAATGGCATTATAGGCAAGCCGGCCAGTCTCCAATCCGGCTCCATCTCCCTGCAATCGCTGGCTACACCTTCTACTCCAGTTATAACAAATGGAGGAACTCCTGGTGTTGTTACTTACGGTTATAAGATAACAGCTCTTTTAGCAGATGGTACAACCTCAACAGCAGCGTCAATAGAAGGTACGACTACTACAGGAAATGCTACACTTAATGTAACAAATTATAATATTATTACTATAACCGCAGTTACAGGTGCTACATCTTATAGTATATATCGAACTACTGGAGGCGCAACTCAAGGATTAATTGGAAATACAACTGTACTTGTATTTAATGATACTGGATTATCTGCAAGTGGCTCGGCTCCTACAACTAACTCTACGGGGAGTTTGCTTTGGGCGACGGATGGAGAGGGGAGTATTGGGGCGAGTACGAGCGGGAGACCGGCTATAATACGTGCATCTAGTAGCATAGCGGCCCCTACCATGAGTGCGACTAGCGTCATAAATTCGCCTATAGTAGTTTTATCAAATTCTGGAGTGGGTTCTAGGATCACGTCTGCGTCCGATGGTCTAGTACGTCTTCAAAACAATGGGGGAACTGCTTTTACGCGCCTGCAATTTGGACTGGCATCAAGTTCTGCTCCAGCACTCGCAACCGAAACTATTAACGGCTTTGCCATCCAGAGCGCGGCTGGAACTTCTACATTCAATGATGCAATTACAGAAGCCAGCGCAACTGTGGCAGAAAGAAAAATCTTTACTATTGAACCGCCAACACTTACAAGTACAAATGCTTCCGTAACTTACACTAAAGCTGTTGCATTGCACTTGGGTTTGCCTACTGCAAGTACAAATGTAACTATAGGGTTAGCGCTATCATTACTTGCGGAGGGTCCAGTTGACGCACAAAAGTATTATTGCGGAGGAGTAATTGGGCATAATGGTGTTGTAACAGTTAGAAATAGTGCAGGAGACGGAACTACTGCATTGACTTTTGCTTATGGTATTTTAACTGGAGTTGCGTAGGTGATATAATGTCTATAAAACATGAGTTAATATATCGTAAAACAGATTCTGAAACTTCTACAGAAACAGAAAGAAAAATTTTAATCTCTCCGACATTAAGACAGGCTTTAACCGCATGGAATAACTCACAAGCTATACGAGTACAGATAGGTATAGTAGAAGGTATTCCAGTCTATGAGACACAAAAACCGTATAAAGGTTTATCTAATTTAATATTTAAATATTTACGTGAAAATTTATTTGCTACTGTTTTGAACTTACAGCCTACACAAACAATGTTAAATTTAAAAGTATCTGCTGAGCTAGCTGTAGGTGCAGTTAATATAGAACGCGATACAAATTTACCTGAACTTCCTGAAAGCGAACCTTAGAATGGGACTTACTATTGAACAAAAACTAGAAATACGTGAGATGCAGTTACAAATTTCACAGTTATCTAATGCAAAATTTCAACTAGAACTTCAATTTCGTAATGTTGATAATGAACTGAAGACAAATGAGGCTAAGTTAAAAACCCGTATAAGTGAATTAAAACCTGAGGGTGATTTTGTATTATCTAATAATTTGACTTGGGAAGAGAATAAATGAATCGTATACCTTCTAATTTAGGGCTTCTTATTGGAATTCCAACTTTAGGAAGACTCCAACCTTTACAATGGGGGCTTGCTTTTAAGTCCCTTAATTGTCCTATAAACTACAATGCAAACACAATGGTGATTTATGGGCATCCTGTAGATGAGGCACGAAATGTGATTGCGCGTGAGGCGCTAAAACAAGGTTCAAAGTATCTCTTCTTCTTAGGAGACGATGTTGTTGTTCCTGCACATGCTTTAAAGTCTCTTATCTATCGCCTAGAACAGAATCCAGAAATTGGGGTAGTAGGTGGTGTTTATTGTAGCAAGTGTATACCTTCTGCCCCTCTGGTTTTCCGGGAATTAGGCACCGGGTCTTATTGGGGATGGAAAGTAGGCGAGTTTTTTGAAGTTGCGGGACTTGGAATGGATTGTACGTTAATCCGCACAGAACTTTTCAAACAAGTTTCTGAACCTTGGTTTAGAACGATTGATGCAGATAAGTTTCTTGATGGCATAAATCATGCGGATACATGGACAGAAGACTTGTATTTCTTAAAGAAAGTTAAAGAAGAAACAAAGTTTAAGGTCTTCTGCGATGGGTCTGTAATTTGTGACCATTATGATGGAAATACTGCTTACAAACTTCCTATAGATTCAATTCCCATGGGCCGAATGCCTGCCGCGCGTACAAAAAGAGCACTTGATATTGGCTGTGGTGAGATAAATCGGGAAGAACAGTTTCCTGAACATACATTAGTCCGGGTTGATTTACGCGAGGAGTGTAAACCCGATTATCGTTGTGACGTGCGAAGTTTACCTTTTGGAAATGAGGAGTTTGATACTGTTTTTGCCTCCCATGTTTTAGAACATATTCATAGGGAAGAGACTGAAAATGTACTGGACGAGTGGGTAAGAGTTTTAAAACCTGAGGGTGAATTTATTATTATTGTACCTAACCTCCAATGGGCGTGGGAGAAGTTGAGTGCTTTAAAAGAAGGTGAAGATTTACGCGATCCTTTGAATGTATTTTACGGTGCTCAGGGGAATGATTACGATTTTCACTACAATGGATTCTGGCCGTGGAGAATTGAAGACCTATTTAAACGTCACAGACTTACGAATATATCTCTTGAATATAAGGGATATAATATAATCGCAAAAGCAAAGAAGGATTAAATGGCTGTAGTTTATCTAGAAAGTTTTGACAATCCTGCTTATTCTACTCCAGCAGATTTAGTTACTAGTGCCAAATGGCAATCGCAGAGTGGAATTGCACTGGGGGAAAGTTATGCTTTCTATGGTATAAATGGCGTATATTTTAATGGAGCTTGTGAATTAAGATCGAAAGAATTTGGCGCAAGTGTTAATCCCTTAGTTCTTACCTTTAGGATGAAGGTAAATAACTGGGCAAGTGGAGATGGAGCTTTTTTACATTTTTATACCTATGCTAATCAGGGATATGTTAATTTTAGAATTTATATACATAATGAAGCTTTTGCTAATTGGTTTCGCGCTTTAAATACAAATACTTCAATAGATATTGATTATAACTGGCATTATTATGCGATTAAAATCTATTGTGAACAATCTTCAGGTTATTGCAAAATCTATCAAGATGGTAATTTAATTCTAGATGTTACTGGAGATACGCAGGATAATGATGATAGTTTAATTAATTCATTTAGTTTCGTTAACTCCTCATATCCTAATTGGCCTTATCAGATAGATGGCGTTGCTGTAGTTAGCACAAGTGGGATTGCACCTATAGATATTTTAGGCGAAAATAATATTGCATGGAATGGTTCTGAAGATACTATAGTTTATGCCTGGACAGAGCCAGAAATTACGGATAATTTAGGTAGTTTAAACGATACACTCCTATATTTATTAAATACAAATCTAGATTATGCAGATAACTTAGCAAATTTAAGTGATGCCGTTACGATTGAGTTATTAACTCCACTTACACTTGATCTTTTAGATGATTTAAATAATTGGTTGGATGAAGTTGAATCTGCTACTCCACTTGCGCTAGACTTTGGAGACACACTTTCTTTTTCAGACGAAAGCGGTGCAGACTTCCCGGAGAAATATGAGGTCATAAATGAAGACTTGAATTTCTTGCAGGATGGGGTCGAAACTGAGTTCGCAGAAAAAGAACGTCATGTAGATGATACATTTTCTTTTTCAGATACAGTCTTAGCAGATTTTAGAGAAAGATATGCAAGTGTAGTTGATACGCTCGTATTTTCTGATGCAGTTATGCTTCACTTAGATGTTTACTTAGCCCCACTTCTACTCAATCTTTCTGATAATATGCTGTATAATCTTGACGATGTAGTTTCAATTGTTCTTTTACCTTTAGCACCTTTAACTGTTACTATCTCAGATAATAACAATAATCTAACCGATGGAGTAAACGCGATGCCCGGCGCAATGAGTACAGTTTACGATGATCTGCTCTCAACGTGGAGTGATACAGTTAAGACTTCCCTAATCTGTACTGTATCTCGGGGAGACCAATTTACATTATATGATTCTGTTAAGCTCTACCTTACACTTGCAAAGGCGTTAAGCGATACTTTAGTTTTAAGCGATGCAATTAGTGTAAAACTTTCAGTTCTTGATGCTTCGCTCTCTGAGTCAATGGATCTTTGGAATGACTTAGTTGCTGCATCATTAGCTTCAAGGTTAGAAATTTTATCCTCTGATACAATGGCTCAAACTGACACTGTGACAAATGACACAGCGTTAGGTGAGGATATCAGTTATTATAGAAGATATCTCAATGATGTGATCTCATGAATCTAACACGAAAAAGTTGGAATCTTGGTTGGCTGCCTGTAAATGATGCGCATAACGGTAACCCAGAAGGGTTGTTACGCGCGGATAACTTAGAACTTGATGAACTTGGTGTTTTGAGTCTTGCAAACTCTTCATTAAAATTAAACTCTAGCTCCTTAAGCGGAGAAGTTATTCAACTCTATTCTAAGACAATCGGGAATACAAAATATCGTTATGCAGTTCTTTCTAACGGTACGATAGTAAGAAGCAATGATAATTTTACTTCTCAAACAGAATTAGTTACTGGAGAAGCAATAACCCGAGTTGGCTTTGCGTCTGTATTAGGGCAGAACCTTATTTGTGCGGGTAGTACAAGACTTAAAGATGATGGAACGACAATTCGTCAATTAGGCTTGCGTAAACCGGATCTTCCGCCAACTAAAGCAGACTCAGTTGTAAGTGAGGTCTTAATTGGCCCGAATTTTGCAGATTGGGTTGCTGAGTGGGGAACGATTCAATGGGATGATTTGTCCCCTTATGGTGTAAATAATTTTAGTGTTATAGGGATATATCCAGCTATTGCAGAAGACGGAGTAACATATTGGGGGATTGCGGCCCACACGCATGATTACAATTTAGACGTTATCGGGGGTAACCCAGGGACAAATGATGATACATTTACACTTTGGTTTAGTGCAACTAATTTAAATAGTACGCTTAAAATAGAGTTTCTTTTAAATGATCCTCTTTATCCTTCTACAGATACATATACATATGAAATTACAGATCCTCCTGGAAGTCTTTTTAGCACAACTGGTGGAGGAGCAACACTAACTATAAAACGAAGTGAATTTCAACGTAATGGGACTAATCCTAATCTTGGCTGGGCAAATGTACACTGTGTCAAGATTATGGGGATGACACCAGGGCTTGGAATTTATTTTTTAGGTTTTAAACTTACAAGCCAATTCTTAATTGGTAAATCTTATAATTATGCAACAATGAATGTTGCAAATCTTGGGACATATATTGCAAAGTCTCCACTTAGTGATAAATCACTTATTATTGAGGCTGTCGGAGGCCAGATTAGGATTAAAGCGGATTCTCCAGTTGCAGGTACAGACACAGATACACAGATAAATGAAATATGGATTTTTAGGCGGTCTAGTGAAATTACAGACGTCACTCCAATAAATAACGCACCTATTTTAGATAAATGGTATCGTGTAGGCGTTTTAAACTATCCGGCAGATGGGCTGGAGTTGCAGGATACATATACAGATGAAGATGCTCTTACGCTTAATATTACAGCGGATGAAAGTCTTATCTCTGTCAAAGATATTAAAGATGAAATTATTGGTATTGTAGCGGGTTATTATGATCGTGTACTTTATCTCACGGCAAAAGAATTATATATTTCTGAAATTTTAAATCCAGATTCTGTTGCAGTTCTTAATACTATAAAACTTGAGGGTGGTAATATAACTCAAAATTTATGGATTGTTAAGTCAAGCTTAGGTGTTGTGTTTGTAGGAACTACTCAAGATATTTTCGAACTCTCGGGGACATTTGCAAGTCTCCCGGACGGCTCAATAGATGTTTCAGTTAAGTCTTTGGCTGTAGCATACCCACCTCTATCATATGAAGTTGAAGTTTTTTCAACCGTTGTTTACTATATGGCAAAAGATGGATTTAGAGACATAGCCCCTGGGGGTGCGAGTGAACTATTAACTATGGGTACGCTTGATTTACTCTTTCAAGGTGAATCGCGACATGGAATTCCTCCTGTCCAACTTATACCTAAAGGAGTAGAGCATTATCCTATTGCTATTACGCAATCGCATCTTTTTATCTCAGTTCCGCATACTGATGGAACAAGAAGAGTTTTAGACTACAACACAAGTACTAAAGTATGGAATTTACGCACTGATAATCCGCTTTCTTTCTTTGTAGAAGATGATGGTATGATTCTCGCGGGCTACGGTGGAGGAGACAATTATGTAAGACAGTTTAACTACGGTAAAAAGAAAGATGGGATTACAGGACAGGAAGTAAAATTTCTTACAGCCTTTGATGACAACCAACAACCACGTAATCGCAAAGATGTTTTTACACTGAAGATTACAGGAAATACAGGAAATGTGGCTATAGGCATTTGGATTGGAACAGATGAAGATGGGTTTACTTATTTAGGTACACAAGCATTTAATGGAGTAAGCGAACATCTTTTTACCTTAGGTGATGTTGTAAACAAACGAATGGCATATGCCCTTAGGATTGAGGGTACAGGATTAAGTACATTTCAATTACATAATTATACAATTGAGTATGAGGCATATCCTGAACAACTAACTTACCTAAGAATTCCAAACAATAACCTAGGATCGTATTCGAGAAAGAGGATAACGAATTATGCTTTTGTCATTGATACTCTTGGTAATACTATTACCTTTACACCTATCGTTGATGGTACTAACCTATCAAGTACAAATGTCATCTTTAGCGGGAAAAGAACCTTTATCCATTATTTTAAGATTGAGACGCTTGGGACAGATATTGGAGGTTTGCTTAGCGGGGGGACTTTTGAGTTCTACGGACTTAATCTTGAAGAAATTGTATCTGAAAAACTTCCTACTCCTGTTAAATTTCTAGTCATTCCAAATACGGACTATGGAGAGCCAAATCGAAAAAGACACTCCTCCTATAAGTTTCAGATTAATACTAATGGCGAAAATGTTAAATTTACTCCTCGCTTAGATGGAGTAGATCAAACATCTATAGTCTATAATACAAATGAAAAACTCACAGTAGAGTATTTCTTTTCTGAGGATACAATCGCTATTGATATTGGAGGAACTTTAGAATCGCTTGCTGATACTGAATTTGAATTTTATGGCGTGATTAAACCACAGCAGATTGAAGTTCTTCCACCTAGATTAAAAGAGTTTAGAATTCCAGAGAATAATTATGGAATTGCTGCTCGAAAACGTATCCGAACAATGCCGATGGAGATTAATACAAATGGGTATAATGTTACATTTACTCCAATCATTGACGGTGTAAGTGGAATACCGTCAATTCTTAATTCTTCTACACGTAAAACACTCTTTCATTATTTTTCAACCGATATTTTTGGAACGGACTTTTCTGGGGAACTAATTGGATCTGAACCGTTCGAGTTCTATGGATTACTTAAACCTGAAAGTGTTGAGGTACTTCCGGTTGCAAAGAAACTCGACCAAATTGGCCCACTTCGTTTTGATAAGATTGGTAAATTATTCTGTTGCAGAACAAGATTGATTGCACAGGCGAATGAGACAATTCAGATTAAGTTCTATGACGAAGATGCGATGACTTTAGGTACTCCCATTTACACAAAGAATCTAGCTGTAACTATGGATAAAGATGAAGTCTATGAGTTTGCATTTCCTAAATCAGTTAAAACTTCTGTTCTTCGTATTGTAATTGGCCCTTCAACTTCACCCATTCATAGGTATGACATGCAATTAAAAACTAATTTTGCAGGAATGGATTCTGATCCAAAGTGGATTAAAGTAAAATGATGAGAATAAAGTGCGGACTCACAGGCTGTCGTATTTACGGGATTCAGCCGGAACTTTTAATGGGACTTATTATAGCTAATGATATTTACACGCGTGTACAAATGGACTTAGTTGTAACATGTGTAGGTGATTCTAACCATATGGGATCATCTTTACACTATGTTGGATTTGCCGCAGATTTAAATCTTGCGGGAGAAAAGACAAATGTTGTAGTTCAGCGATTAAAAGAGAATCTTGGGGATGATTTTGATGTTGTGCTTGAAGGAGACCACATCCACATGGAGTTTCAGCCTAAAAGAGGGGTAAATCTTAGTGCCTAATCCAAAAGTTATCGTTAAGAAAGTTGTAGAAAAGTTTGAAAAGCCAAAAACTGCAGCTGTAGAATGGGGAGATGGGTTAAGTAAACAGTATAAATCGCAACAAGTTGATAAATATGAAATTAAAAATCAACTCAAGGGTATGTTTGATCCCTCCCAATCTAAATTCGCAGATATAGTTGTAGAATTCTATAGGCGCCTTAAACGTAAGTAATGAAATCAATCTCCACAATTCAAGAAGCTCAGCAAGCGATTAATGAATTACAAAATCGTATTGATCTTCTTTCAACTAAAAACTGGGATGTTAAACAACGCCGAATTGTAAACGCGCATCCCTCTATAGATCCTTATGATTATATTGTGCGTAAAGAGTTAGATAGTAGAGTTACGCAAGTCACTGCGGAAGGCGTGAGTACAATTTATGATAAGGCGACTTTTGGAATTGGAATTGATGTAGGAGCAATAGTAGGCACAAATGTATGCCCATCTTATATTGCATCATTTAATTTAACCCCTGTAATCTGTTATTATACAGCAGGGCAGTTTCCTACAGGTTCAAATGTAATCATAGACGTAAAACTAAATGGCGTTTCTTTTTTCTCCTCCAATCTTACAGTTCTAGTAGGTGGTTCAGGGGTGTATGAGAAGACAGATTTTGAGACAACTACTCTTGCTCCAAAAGATGTACTTACTGTAGATGTAACCCAGATTGGCTCTGGACTTCCAGGTGTAAATATTGTAGTTGTAATCAAGTTTAGTATAAGAGGTACATAATGGCATTTATGCACTTAGATTCTTGCGATCATTACGACTCAACTACAAGTGTGATAAAATGGACGGATGCAATTACAGTGCAAAGTGGCGGAAGAACTGGAACTAATTGTGTTAGGGATGGAACTAAAGTTTTTGATATTAAAACAATTATTACTATGGGTGTAGCAGTAAAACATGGTTATCTTGGAGATCCTATAGTTTTATTTACCAATGGCGCAACAGGCATGGCCGTTTATATTGGATTACTGACTGATTCTAGACTTTATCTTCAATTTGCACCCCGAACTTCTGTAGGCCCAGCTACAACACATTATAGTGATATGACTGTGTGTAGAGAAGGCTGGTGGTTTTATCTAGAAACTCAACTAACGCATTCCGCAGTTAGAGTAGGTGACCATTCTGTAAATACGTGTACCTATGTACTCAGAGTAAATGAAGAAGTAGTTTTGAGCGGAAGTGAAGTAGTTGACCTTACCTGGCCCTATGAAAATCCTGTAGCAAGCGGCTTTACTCAATGCCAGTTTAGGTGGAGTGGAAATTATACTGCTTATGATGATATCTATTTTACAGATGCTGAATTTCTTGGAGACGGAAATATTTATGTAATCCGTCCGAATGCAAATGGGGATTATTCAGAGTGGGATGCTTTAAATGGTGGTACACAGTTTGATGAAGTGAAAGATATTATACCTGATGGGGACGTTACTTACATTTCTACTGAGGATTCTGGCAAAATTTCAATGGTAAACTTGGAAGACTTAGCAATCCTCGGAGATATCTTAGGTGTTCAATTTAATACTATTGGAGAAAAGAGTACTTCAGGTGGCGCAGCATTCAAACAGTATAACAAGATAAGTGGGTCTTATGTAGAAGGAGACGTTACTATATATCCTTCTTATCAAAATTGGTTAGATCAGATGTGTACATATAGGACTAATCCTATCACGGATGAGAATTTTACTTTAGCAGAAATCAATGCTCTACAAATAGGGGTTAAACGCGTTATATGAGTGGAAGAGTTACACAAGAGGTTGTAGAAGTTTTTAATCGAACTTTCAATAAGCTTAAAGTTACGCAATTAAACGCAGAAATTTTTAACCGTCCTCCCAATCAGATTAAAGTTAGCCAATTATGCGTAGAAGTATTTATTAAACCTCGTAAACATACAACAGATAGCGCAGCAAGAAGTAAATTTTCGCATTGAGGTTAGAGATGAAGAAATTGATTTTGAATTTCCTTCGAGAAGAAGACGGATGGCTTAATTTTGCACTCATGGGTGCAAGTGCTCTTGCGAGTTATTTAAGCGGGCGTAAGAAAAAGCAGGAAGAGGCGCAGACAGAGGATCTTACTACAACAACTACTCCGAATCTATCTCCCGAAATTTTAAGCGCGCGGCAAAAAGTACTTGACACTTACACAAACCGGCTAGGTAATAATGAAGGTTATCTTACAGGATACACAGGACAAGGGCTTCGTAAGATTAATCGGGCAGGAGACTTACAGCAAGAAGCGTTACAAAATACACTGGCTGCACGTGGATTGAGTTCCTCTCCTGTAAGTGCGGCGCTATCCGCTAAAGCAGACTCAGATAGATTTGCACAGAGTATTGATTTCCAAAATACGATTCCTCTTTTAAACCGCCAGCTTACAACTGAGGATTTAACTGGCTTATCTGGAATTGTCGCTTCTGCCCCTTATGGTTCTACTTCTGTGCGTAAGGGGGCTACAAGTAGAGTTACTACAGGAGGAAGTAATGCTGAAGGGGCGGAACAGGGTATCTCTTCTGGCATGTCTATAGCTGCCTTACTTAATAAGTATTATCCTCAAGGATGGTAAGGAGATAAAATGCCAGAAATGAATCCAATTGTTGCTGTGGCACTTCAACTTCTTCAGCAGAAACAACAAGAAGAAGAACTCTCGCAAAGAAAACAAGAAGCGGTTGAAAGACTTAAATTAGATGAAGAACAACTTAAGCAAGTAAGTGAACGATTTAAAATTGAGAATGCGACAAGGCAGAAGCAGTTTGAACTTGATAAGTTTAAAGTTGAAGACGCACTCCGTTCTAAGTACCGTGAGGATATAGCCTCAGGTGCTAGAAAGCCTCAAGGTTTACCTTCAAGCTCGGCTACTTACCAGCCGGGGAATTTGCCGGTTCAAAAAGACACGTCTAATCTTCCTCCTGAACTAGTATCACGTTTTCCTGTTCTCGCTCAACCTGTTGAATATGATTTACAACAACAGGATATTCAACCAGGACCTATTTCTCCTTATGCCGTTCAGCAATTACAAGGACCTTTTGGTCAATTAAGTGTTGAAGATGTAGTTACTTATCCTGAAATGAGGGAACAGAAGTTAAATGAGGCACAACAGGCACTTTCAATTAAGGGGCTTGAATCTCTTATTACTACTAAAGCGCAAGAAGAAGCTAAACGTCCGAATATTGAAGCACAAATAGCAGGGCGTGAAAATGTTGCTCAAATAGCAGCAGATCAGCGTGCAGCAACAGCAGCTACAAATAGAGAATCTGCTGAACGTATTGCCGGAAGTAGAAATGCTGTTACTTTAGAAGCGGCAAGAATTCGCTCTACGGGAAATAAAGTCTCAGGCTCAGATGAGATGCTTAGTAATATTGCAGATAGTGTTATTCTAGGTGAGACTAAACTTCCTGCTGGTAATAATGGTATAGCAATACATAATAGTATTAAAAGTATGGGTTATGTTATTCCAGATCAAGCATTAGTTAAAAAAGTTCCTTATGCTGGAACAATGTTAAATATTGCAAAAAGAATTGAAGATGATATTATACCTAAATTAGCTACAAATCCAACTGGAGCTAAATGGACTGGGATTATTACTAATATCTGGCCGACGGATTTAGCTGCACTTATTAAGACGATGGGAATTGATGCAACAACAGCAGCAAGAGAAGCGGGAGAGAAGGGTAATTTTTCTAATACAGATATTGGACGTGCATTTGATGCTCTTACAAGTCCAGGAATTACACAAGAACAAGCTAAGAAACGATTACTTGATTTACGGGATAAAGTCTATGATAAGTTAATACGTGAGAATCTTGGTGGCTTACCTGAAAAACAAAAATTACTCCTTCTACAGAAATATGAACTTGATCCTACATCTATTCAGATTAAAGTAAATGGGAATAGGTTGAAAAAATATAAACGAGATACTGAAGGTAATTTCTACGTTTATTCTTCTAAGACTAATGATTATGAGGAGGTTCAGTAATGGCAGACGGAAAAAAGAGACTTCCTGTTGAAGATACTGATATTATAAGTGTATCTTCTTCTAAGGGATCAACTCCTCAAATAAGAGCAACAACATGGGAAGATAAAGTAAGAGAAGCTCGTTTACCTATTCTTGATTTAAACCTTCCTGAAGCAATTAGAGGAACTTTAGTAAATATCGGAAGAGTAGGTGGCGGTATTGTTGGTGCAGCTGGTGGTGCAGCCGCAGGTGGAATTGGTGCTGTTCCTGGTGGAGCCGCAGGTGCATTATTAGGTGGAACTGCTGGAGACTTAGCATTTCAACAGTTGCAACGCTTAAACTCTCGTTTATTTAATGCACCACCTTCAACACTTAGTGAAAGTTTAACTACGGCAGGAAAGAATACTGTTATTGATGCAGGTGCTTCTGCTGTAATTAATAAACTTGCAGGTGGACTCTCTAAAGTTGTAAATCCTGGACGTGCAAGACTTGAAGTGATGCGTAAGTTATTTCCTCCTAACCCAATGAAGGAAGAAATTACATCTGCAATTGGGCGTGATCCTAACTTTAATCCCACAGTTGCACAAGCCACACAAGCAAGTTCGCCTCGTGTTATCACAGATGTTATGATTCCTGAACGTGAACTATTGCCACACTATAAGGGGCAAGCAAATTATTTAAATCAGGAGGCAGAAAAATTAGTCTCTAAAGTTGGCGGACCAGGGACTACACGCGAAGTTGAGAATTATACACTTGCACAAGTAGGATCATCTAAAGCTAAGTTAGAACGCAAGACTGCGGAACAGATAGAAGATAAATTGTATGATATTGCAGAAAAACAGTTAATTCCTCAAAATTCTCGTCCCGCATATAAAGTTAAGGTAGAACCTCCAAGTACATTATTTGATGCTAGAGGGAATAAGATTACAGTTCCAGGTAAACGTACAATGGAAGCAATAAATGTTATAGGACCTGTTTGGCCTAAGAAGGCATATACTTTTGCGAATACTGTAATTAATGATATTGATGGTTTCTTGAATGATCCTACAAATGAATTAGGTCGTGATGCTACTGTTGTAACTTCTTTAAATGATATTAAAAATCGTCTTTCTAGTATGACTAATGTTGCAGTTGATTTACAAGGCAATCCTATTATTAGCTACAATGCAGCAAAGAATACAAAAGCAGTTCTTACTGACATATTTGAGAAAGCACCAGAAGGAGTTAGAAAGAGATTTTCTGAGTCAATCTATGCTTTACGAAATTCTTTAAGTGCAGATATTAAAGACTCGGCAGAACAGTGGAATCCTGAAGCTCGTCGTGCCCTTCTACAAGCATATCATCAGACAAAACAAAATGTTGCAAGATTTGAGTCTAAATTAGGGAAGAAAGTTGTAAATAGATTTGCTGATCCTGATATACAACAGGAGCAAGCACTCGCTGAAGCTATAAGTTCTAAAACAAGTGCATTAGCCTATATCGCGGCTACAAGAAGTCGTAAAGAAGTAGGCTCAGCTTATCTTAAAGGTGTACTTGATCTTGCCTATGATACAAATGGGAATTTTAAAGCTGAGTCTGCAATACAACGTCTTGTTGAATCAGATGACATTGCAAGAACGGTTCTATCTTCAGATCAAAGGAATGGATTAAAAGACTTACTGCGTAAAATGCAATCTGTACCTCAAGGTGAAGGAGTTACTGCAAAAGTAGCAGTTAATATACGAAGAGCAGGTGCTACGATTGGTTTATCTGGTGGACTTATAAGTGGAATTGCAACAGGTAGTGTTCCAGTTGGTGCTTATACTTACGCGGGTATTGTAGCTGGTTTTCCTCTTGCACGCAAGGTTGTTAGAAATTTAATGTTAGATCCACAGAATGCTAGAATAATGGCTCGTCTAACTAAACTACCTCCTGGACACCCAGAAGCACAAAGATTAACAAAGATTCTATTTAAAGGTGCACTTAAGGGGGAGCAGTTTCATTTACAGTATGAAGATGGTCGTCCAGTAGGTACATTTGAAGCGCGAGAAGATGGAAGACTACACCCGGTTAAGGAATAATCATTTAGCAGTTTTCTCCATTTTCATTGGTGTTGCTTCTTTCTCATAACTCACCAAGAATTTGTCAGTCAATTTGTACGCAGGAACTCCACCTTTAGCGGTTACTGTGAGATATTCTGCATCAATTAGAGTTTCTGTACAACGATCCATGATTGAAGAATCAAGTGTTCCTAAAAGCCGCTGAATAAGTACGCGCCTTTGAATGCAATGATCTTTCTCCTTGATTAATTCTGCAAGAATTAGATTCATTGGATTTGCAAGTTCACTTTTTCCACTTACAACTGTGATCTGCTTGTAATTCTTGACTAATCCTAAACATAAATCTAACGAGTGTTCTACATCTGCTTCTCTTACAGTCATTTTAAAATCCTCTCTTGCCGCGGCTAAAAGTATCGACACTTTAAGTACGCCTGTATGCATACGAGCAATAACTCCAGCGCGGTCGAATTTATCATCCTCGATACTATTGTACCAGTCGTCATAATAACGGCGGGCATTATCTGTAATTTCTACTTGCCCCTTACACTTAGTGAGTTCTCGTAAGTGTTCGAGTAATGAAGGATATAAGCCTGTTTCGCCTACATCATCGTACATTCTTGAGTTCTTCTTTTTTCTTCGAGATTCTGATACAATGAAGGAACGTGCAAGTAATCCTCCATAAATTTCAGAATTCTTGAAAACATCTTGAAACAGAATGTCGTTACTCGCAGCCAATATAGTAACGCATAGATTTTCAAGTTTCGATACTCCAGATCCAACAAGATTATTGTCCCAATGGTCATGGCAGTCATACCAATCTGTTATCACTTTCATAGCAACAGGATCATCTACAATCAAGTCGCTAAGTTCTTTTGAGAGTAAAATGCCGCTTGCACCTTTAAGACGATGCCCTTTTTCATTCGTGTAATTTTCAGACAACGTCTTCATAACAGCTTGAATACTAGCCCGGCCAGAAATAACCTTTGTGTTTCCTACATCCCTGATTAGTTGTTCAGCTATTCTAATTGGCAAATCCTTTCTTGTTGCTGAGCTTCCCGCAACAATGATCGTATATATGTTAGGATAGATAGTACCATGCTTAAATTTAAAGAATACATTGTCTCTTAAAACCGCGGAAAGTGTAGAAAGCCCTGACCATACTATATACGAATTTGGTGATTCTGCATCTGACAAGTGTTCGACCAAAGTCGTGATAAAGTTCATTTTGTTTTTAGGAATTTGTTATTTAAGAGATACCTGCGAACATCTCGAATACGTCGAAAAGGAATGCATTCGTATAACTTATACTCGTGTATATGATTTATAGGTAGAACTGTATCATCAGAAACCCTTTCTACACAAAAGTCATAAGGACAGACAAGAAGAATTTTGTGATTAAACTTTGTTATCTTTAATTTTATCTCCGAGTGAGTACTCATTTTCAATAAGCTCGACTTTCATAATCTGGTACAATCCTCTATGCTGTAATCTTGAGAGATTGATTAAAGTAGTCGTAAGATTTGAAAGATTATAGGAAACTTCAACCGTATCTATATAGATTGTTCCATCTTTAAGCTCTATGACTAATTCTAGACGGTACATAAGATCCTCACTTCAAATCTTTCAAATCATTCAAGTTATTTTCACTCCACTGTAACTCTGTCGGAATCGTGAGTTCAAAATCCCGGCTTAAAGTACACGGATTAAAGTTGATCGGTTTTTCCATTGTGTCTCTCCATATTTCAACATACTCATCTTTACGCTCCTTTGGAATCTCTGCAAGAACAGAGTCATGTTTTTCGATAGGGAATTGTCCCCAAGGAACTTTTTCCATCAAGGGTTTAAGACAAGTCTTTATATCATCTGAAACTGTGCTCTGTGGGATGTAAGAGTAGGCTTCTTTAAATGTGTCCTCATCTAATCGCCCAAAAAATTCCCGGCGTCTACCAAAGGGTGTTACTAGTACACGGCCTTTAGTAAGCGCGTCTTTAACCCCGAGGTGAAACATATTCTGGATTGAAGGATCGGCATTGTGAAATTTGAAGAGGATAACTTCACACTCACTATAAGTAAGATGAGTCATTTGTGAAAGTCTACCCGGACCCATTCCATAATTCCCAGCGTGCCTTGCTCTTTTACCTTTATCATAAGCAAAACTTCCTTTTTCTACCTTAAAAGGATCACCACCTACAATCCACGAGGCAGTTAAGCGATGAATACCAGGAGGCTTATCGAAGATAGGAAGAAGGTTATAATTTTCTGAAAGGACTGTAACAATCCGTGCTTCTGCTTGCGACTTATCCCCTTCAATGAATATATTTCCATCACGAGGGATAAAAATTTCGAGCAAATCTCCTCCAATTTTTGCCCCATCTGGCAATTCATATCCATGTTTAGGGATTGTCTGAAAGGAGTAACCAACCTCTTTTTTGTATAATTCACCATCTGTATCCTCCAATAGTCTAAACTTGTCTGGTCTTTCACTCGCACTTGTTCGCCCGCTCTTTGTACCTACTTGATTATACCATGTGTACATCTTCCCATCATAGTCATAAGGCGTTGTAAGCCAATTAATAATACGATAGTATTTTCGACAGACTAAGATTGCAGTAAGAACCTTTTTAATTGCTTCATTCTTAACACGATTGATAATTAACTCTTCAAGCGCTTCTTCATCTGTAGACAAAACTTGTTGCCGCTCGCCTGTAGTTTGATTTATTTTCCAATGCGTTATTTCAGGGCAAGCAAGATAGTCATACACAAGATAAGCAACTTGTCGTGGAGAGTTGATTAAGGTATCCCACTTGATGTTTTCATCCGGTTCTAGAAGTCCTCTAAGGTAAGCGAGGGATTGATTTAACCGGGCATTATACTTCGTGAGAAGTAATCTTCGCTTGGATTCATCTACAAGTAAGCCCGTAGAGTTTATCTTCTTATACACAAAGAACATTGGCATAACTCTCTTCTTGTAGAATTCAAGCATACCAAGTTCTTTTGCGTCTTCAAGTTGTTGTTTGTAAATGATATGTGTTGACAGGGCATCTTTAGCATTATAGATATAAAGACGTTCCTTGTATTTCTCAGGATCATACGCATCGCCCACATCTTTTACATCATCCTTATAATACTCCATGTCCGTATAAATACTTGTAAGAAAGTCAAGTCCTTTAGGAAACTCAGGATACAATGTATGAGCAAGTAACATTGTATCCCCAGTAATGTTAGGAATTGGCATTCCCCAACGGGAGAGTAGAGTATCGTCATAAAGGATGTTTTGATTTACAGTTGGAATAGGTTTTGCGATATAATTAGCAACGGCTTTTGCAAGTGTTCCTCTATGTTCAGCTTTCATGTGAATCCAGGGAACACTTACAGCTTCTTTTCCATCATGGCAAAAGCCTAAACAAGTGATAAAGTTATTGTTTGTCTCAATATCTATAGTGCGGTACTCTGGGTTCGGATATCTTTCAAGGAAGCCATAAAAATCCGCAGCAGAGTAACAGACGCCTAAGATGTAGCGTTTGTCGGGATGAACAAATTGTTCTTTAGAATACTTGATTCCCTTTTGTAGATCCAACTGTGTGAAGATTGTGATGTTAGGATCTGCAAATTGATCCCGGAGTGGGATGAGTGGGAGGATTAAAGTCTTAGCTATTTCAGGGTACTTTATCTTGATCCAGTCGTCTAATTCAAGGATCGAACCACGATATTTGCGTATCTTTCGCCTGGCAGTAAGCGCATTTAGAGGAAGTTCACCGCAACAAAAGAGTACTTTTGGCTTAATCTCTATGATTTCTTGTAAGACCAGCTCTAACATTTCATTGAAGTAGTCTTTGGCTGAGAGATATTGTTTAGAGTTCCATCTAAATTTATTCCTTCTTATCTGTGTCTGGAGTTCTTCATGCCGCTTCTTGAAGAAACAAGTTCGGTAGAAAGACGCAGGATCAACTTGAAGAGCATAAAGAATTCTCTTGATTAGATTAAGGTTTGCTCCAATCAGAGGCTTCTTTTGTGAAAACTCCTCTTCTGATGGATAATCTTCAAGAAAGAATATTGCATTAGTTGGTCCCCTGCCATAGAGTAGGTCCATTTAAGTTTGTCTTGTTTGTGCCCTAAACAGCTTCAAGAGCCTTGGGGCTCCACTTTTCAGGTGATTACACAAAGACGCTTGCACCGTCTGTTCATCGGCTTGAATAATGATGATTCTTTGCGCGGAGACTTCAAGCTTAAGCCATTTTATAAGCTCAGTGTACAACATTTCTTCAAGTGATTTAAACCCCGGGCCTTCAAGTGAACGGCCAATAGAAGTCTCCTCGGAAGATCGAATCTTCAATTCTTCTTGGATTTTTTCCCGTTCTTGAACTGTAAGGTTTGAAGCATTTTCTTCAAGCCATTTAAGATACGCAGTAGGCGTAGCATCAATTTCTTGCCCTTTGTATTTTCCGAATTGAAGGATCATCTTCTAGCCTCCTTATGTACTAGTCTTTCCTCCCTGATTAATCCTTCGAGTAAGAAAAGATACATAATACAATCATTTATGTGTGTATCACAAATGTCTTCCCCTATATTCTCACCTGTGTTTAAGAAATATTCAATTGAAGTCCAGTGCTTTCTAAAGAACACCTCCCAAACGTGCAGAGGATCTAAACGGGGCATACAGCCTTTGAAATTCTTAAGCCGATCTTCCGACCCGGCCGTATATTTCCGTCCCTTAGTTTGGCTCGTCTCTTTTAGCGCGGCTACTCTCTTATCAAACAGCTCTTCAAATTCTTTATATGTCATTTATGTTCCTTTATATAAATGCCTAGATAGTTTTTTATGTAATTATCAATTTTCGTATCTCTTATTTCATTCGCAGTAGTTTTAGCTATACCAAGCATCTCAGCAATTTCGTAGTATAAATTACCCCTCCGCCAGGAATTAGGTGTAACTATTTGTAGTTCTTGTAGTTCTTGCAACAAATTTCTCATTTATGCTCCTTTTTCATGTGCCAACGAAGTTCTTGAATCTTCTTGAAGTGCTTATCACACAAGCGGCATGAGAAGTTCTTTCTTCTAAATGTCTTTGCACCACTTCCGCGTGCCTGTTCAATCCTTTTCCAATCACTGCCCCATGCGCTAATCATATTAGTTCAACACACTTGTCACACATACAGTCAGTTGGATGAAAATTTCGTTCAATGATAGGAACTATACTCTTTGCTTCACTCGCAGTAAACTCAAGTGTAATTCCGTCCGAATTTGTAGGCTTCAGCCTAATATCATTCTTCCCATCAACACAAAGGTCTATGTAAGTCTTGTCCCTCTGATTTTCGGGCATGAGAATAAGCTGCGAAGTTCCATTTTCAAAGCGGAAAGCAAGTTTCATTTTAGTTTCTCGCTAATTGGATTGAACTTAGGTATCTTGATTGCACCCTCTCAGGTACAAAATGGTGAATGCAGAATTCAATACTCTGAGGATCATCTACTATGACTTCTTTACCATTATCAAGTAGAATACTAAGTTTACGATTTTTGTTTTCTGGTTTTGCTTCTGTAAAATCAACCGCTGTAATCTTATGTACAAAGATTGCAACTTCGTTTACAAACAGAAGCGGAGAAGCTAGCTCAGAGACTGTGTTCGAAGATTTAGAATTCATTTAAATTCCTTTGGTGCCCCAGGTGAGATTTGAACTCACACTTGAAAGATTTTAAGTCTTTTATCTCTGCCAGTTGGATTACTGGGGCTTTAGCTTTATCATATGTTTCTTCATTTAACCTTGAGCGCGTCGGTGGCTCGACATTCCACAATGTACTCCCTCGGAGGTTTGAGGAACGAGTTTAATCCGATATTTTAATTCGCGCGCTCATGTTTAGAAGATTCTATCTAACCAACCTTCATCCAATGCATAGCATAAGAATTGGACTCCTAAGCATATGCCTAGAATAAAGGCTAGAATATAGATTAGCCACATAAGTTACACCTAAAAGGGAGGATTCTCCATGGAAGCAAAACTGATCGCCTTATTTACCGGGCGGCCACGGTCATTCGGATTATTTGCATCCTTGTAGATTTCTTTCGTGAACTCGACAAAGAGCTTTGAGCCTACAAAAGTCGCTTCATCGTAATCCACCTCTGCTGAAACCTCGGCACTTGTAACCGCGGCAATAAAGGGAGCCATCATACCAAGTGCCTTTGTTGAAAACACATGGTCATATTCGCGCTCCTCACCTTCAACATCAACCTTGAGGGAAACGACTTTGTTAATCGAGTCCTTCTTTTTCGACATCTTTTCAGCGATGCCTATAACTTCACACTCTCGCCATCCAGGTTCCCACGGACGGTTACGATCTAAGTCTTTTTGTGTAAAACGAATAACACCCATTATACTTTCTCCTTTGTGATTGTAAGTTTAGAGATTCTCTTGCCTGCTAGTGTAAAATCTACTACATTTTCAAATAGCGTACCTTGATTACAATGTGTAAGCTCGGTAATTCCAGTCTCTTCTGTAAAAGATAGAGTATAAAATTTCTCTTCTTCTACTGGCCCCAATCCAATTTCAACCTCTTCTTTCATCTGAGGCATTTTATCGCCGGGACCACTCATGCTTCTTCCTCCTTAATCTCGTTGTAATCTATGTCAAGATCCTCTTCTTTCTCTCCCTCATCCTCAAGTTCTTCGTCTTCAAGAAAAGGTTCTCTTGGGTCAGGTTTTGACATTTAACCTCCTACAAATCAGCGAGTTTCTTCTTAGGCCAGTGATCCATCTTAGCTGCATGTTGAATAGAAGTCTTTGTAACTTCCGCACTTCCATTTAACTCTGCGTTTCGCTGTGCATAATACCGCACCGTATCTGCGGCTGCAAGATCCTGTCCCCGGAGAACAAAGACAGGCTCATTTTTAGGGATCTTTTTATCAAGCGCTTCTAAATCTTGATAGTCTTTTCGTGCATGGAGCATTGAGTTAGTCCTCTTCTTTTGGTTTGGTTTCTTCACTTACTACGACAGTAATGGACTTTTCGTAGCTAAGCGAACTAAACGTAGCACTTAGTTGATCTTGCGGAATACTTAATCTCTTTGCCGTATTCCGTTTGACTATCTGTAGAATATCATCAGCTTCGTAGGTTATCTTCATTTAATTTAATCTCCTCTTTGCACCTTACTTCAATTTCATGCTGTCCGTTTGAAAGAAGACAAAATCTTATGTCTAATTGGTCTAAACTAATTCCAAGTTTAGCCGCAATACTCTCTTTCACTACAGCCAAGATTTCAGTAGGGCCTACATTATAAAATACTTTCATTTCACTTCCACCTTTACAGGTTCGCCAATTTGAATATTAGGCTGGACAACTGACCAAAAATTCTTGTCCGTCCAGTCTACGTTACCGAGATTCTTTAACGCCGGGAAAGAAGTTCGTGCGAGATCATTATTGAAACAAACTGTGTAGAAAGGTTGCTGAATTGATTTTTTGTCTACGACTGCAACTTTTGTTCCTTTCTCAAAATACCAGACTTCGTTAAACCACTTCATCACTTTAGGAATAGTGGCGTTACGAAGGCTAACTTTTCGCCCGACTACTTGATTATCCACATACTTATCTGTCCAATGTACCATACAGATAACATTACAAGGTAAAGCATTAAGAGCAAGAGTAATGTCTTTAAAAGCCTTGTCCTCATAAGCAAACTCATCAAGCCCAGGCAAATCAATGTTTCCAAACTTCTTATGCCAACTAGCGGGTTGTCCATCTTTCCCCTTTAGAAGACCTGTGAATTTAAATGCGTCATCTTGAAGAAGATCCGATGCTGTTGTGAAATCTTCAAACACAACTGTTTTGTAACCCAGGTTAGGACCTTTCATAAGCAACATTTCAAGGTCATCATCCATTGCCTTAAAACCTAACTTTGCATCGTAGAATGTTATGTCAATGTCTTTCAACCATTCTGCATTCCTTACAACAGGATGACCCATGATTCCATAGACACGTTTAGTTAAGGCCATCCATTTAATCTTCTTAGGCGCAAAAGCAGCAGCACAAGATTTGCCGGAACCGGATTCTCCGACAAAAAGGCTCATAATACGGTCTTCAGGCTTCAGTTGACTTGCTAGTGGCATTTGTAACCTCACTCAACGGTAGAGATTCAACAATTCCATCTACTACTTTAGACACAAGGGGATCAAAAAGAGTGACTTGTTTCCTCGCGGTACAGTCTCGGCAGTGTGGAAGTTTAAGCTTTAAAGAATCAAGAGTAGCTATGTATTCCCCGTTACAAAAAGGACATCGAAACTTCTTGCCCACAAGAAACTCTTTGCGCCTACTCCATGTGCACTCTGGATCAGCACACATAAAAACATCACGTGTAACTTTCAACTTGACTCGCTTGAGAATGTGAAGATGTTTCATGGAATTTCTTCTATTGTTACTTTGAATAATCTTGCTTCTACCCTGGCATCATAATCTTCTGTAAGCAAGACATCCCTGTTATACGCGTCTATTTCGCGAAGTTCTTTTATGGCCTCTTCTATAGAAGAACTTTGAAATAGCTCATCATGTATAAGTTCTGTGTCATCATTTGAGATTACATAGTATATGGTCATCTTGTGTATCCTTCACTTGTTCTATCTCTTTCAACCAAGTCCATACCTGGAGAGACAGAACATTTACCTAGATTATCTATTGGAAAGTCGAATCCTTTAAGGTACTCATATTGAGACTCCACTATCCTTGCCACACTATTTTTTACGCGGACTTTAGTCCCATTTCTCGTAGTCCATGTGCCTACAAAAACAAGATTTTCTTTGTTACCTATCTCGAACATTTGAATCTCCAAAGTAACTCGTGAAGTAAACAAATATTTGGATAGTTTACTAGTGTAGGAATAAGTAGTTCAATTTCTTTTGCTAACTCACTATCACTCATGTTACAAGCATCTAAACGATGAAATTCTTTTTTTACTCTCGGGTGAAGTGTGGAAGAGTCCAAAAGCTCATCAATTACATTTAACGCCAGTGCATGAGCTTCTGTGAGATTTAAACCAGGGTTTACTTGATATGACATTTCATTTCTCCAAGAACAACAATCCTATGACTCCGCCCCAAAACAAAAGCCATGCAAGATAATGTAGCGGTTTCATTGAAGGGAGTCCTTTAATTCAAGCAAGATGTAGATACAAATAGATAGGATGGAAAGAAGTGCAAGAAAAATAAGGTCCAGTATAAATCTTATCTTTCTCAACCCTCTATTCGTGCATACAACTTCGTGCACTAGGCGAAAGTTAACATTCTCTTCTGCAAGTTTCATTTGGTCTCTCTTAAACTCTTTAAACTTTTGACATAATTTAGAAACCGCTCTACAACGAGTGGATCTAAATATATCCTATTTTTTTGCCATTTTTTCAGCGATGTCCGATACTTCACATCTGTCTCCTTGGCGGCATCACCAGTTGTTAGAATTATTTCGGATCCATCATACTCAGCATAGACTGAATCACCTAGATATTCTTTCATCTTACCCCCCTAAGACCAGCCAGAAGAAAAACAAGAACCCAAAGGCGAAAATAAGAAATCCAGTGAGTAGAAGCTCAATCATCTTTTTTCTCCTCTATTTCTATTATTTTTACTCCAAATATTTTCCAGCTAGGGTGAAATTTGTCCCTGTAGCTTCTAATTTGCTCAAAATTCTCATTGAATTCATGCATGCCCCAGTCAGAGTGCTCTGTAATATCCTCGGCGAATTCTGCTATCATATAGGTTATCATCTTAATCCCAGGCTCTCCATGGATCTAACCTCTTTACGAAGCTCTCCTCTAGCAAGAGTCTCTTTTTCTGAGGATGTGTTTGTGCGCACACTCCGTGAAACATACAAGGTCTACACCCATACGGCTTACATTGTGTACGATTCTTCAAGAAAGTCTTCTGTGCATTCAATGCAGCAATCTTAAAGAAAATCTGAATTGCTTGCTCTTTCCATTCTTGAATCAAATCTTTTCTGTGCGTGACTATTGTACGCCGGAACGCATCGGCGGGGCCTTTACTCTCCTGCATTCCAATATAATTAATTAAACCATTCCACGCACCTAATGCCCAGGAGTAGCCAAGAAATTGGAATGAATCAGGATTCAAGTCCTCTTTACGAGCTTCACTCTTGTGATCTACCCAATATTTCGCGGGGTCGTTTAAGAACTTTCCTATGAAGTCAATTCTACCTTCATAGATGAAGAGAAAGTACCTATCTTCATAAAGGATTTTTGAAAATCCCTTTTCTACTGCAAGAGGTTGAATGTTCTCATTTCGATAATATGCACAATACTCACCATACTTACGAGTAAGGAGCATAAAATCTTCAGCCTTCATATTCTTTCCTGCAATTCGCATGTAACGCAAACCTGCGTTCACACATTTGTTAAATGGATAACGTTTTATCTTACACTTGTAAAATAAATACAAGAGATTATGCACATGCGTTCCACGGGACTGTCCGAAGTTAGCTTCTTTTGACTGTAGCTGTTGCAAAGAAGCTAAATTGTAGTATTCTTCACAACGCATCGCATTAGATAGCGTGTGTGAATCGAGCGTAAGAGTTAAGCGGGGCATCTTATTTTTCCATAAAGTCTGTAACAAAAATCGTTATTTTAGCTCTATTAGTTCACTAGCACTAAACAAAAGTATGTGCCCGATAACTTCCTTTAGGTACTCCGGGGCTTTGGTAATCTTAACCCTGTAATTCATGTGTGTAAAGCCGTAGAGAATTTCGGTAATTTCACCCTCGAACACATCACCCAGGCTCAGTTTAGCAGACACTTTTATACCGATAGTTAGTTTATCCATTTAGTATTTTTCTATCTCCCCTGTCGGGTGCGTATAAATGTGCATAGGATATTTAACATACCTATCCTGCCTTAACGCATAGATTATGATTCGTGCTAACGCCATAGAGTCTAAAGATAGTAGATTTTCCCAATGACTAGGCTTGTATTCGACTTGGATATAATGGCGTAAGTATTTGTTTTCAAGAGCTTTAATTTCTTCTACCCTTTTCTGTGTTTGTTTTTTGCCAGAATAGAGCTTGCGACTGAGTTTAATTTCTTCATCTCTACATCGAAGTGGTCCCTGATTAGCATGTGAAGTTTTAATTTAATATCTTCAAGTTCTTGGTTCATTTTTAAATCTCCCTAGTATCATATTAGAAGCACTTTTATGCTGGGCGCATTTTCAGGCACCCCGATGTCATCCGATTCTGCATGTGGACCCCAGTAGGAGTTTGTGTTAACATTCTCAACTATCAGGATTTCTTGTACGACTGTTAGATCATAAAATCCACCTTCATACCCCCGGGTGCATATTCTCATATCATCAGGATATGCAGAAAGAATTTCTTTTAGCCCTTTTTACAGTCATCTCACACTCCCGCTCTCATTCTCGCGTTAATTACTTCGCGCGCTAGTTGGTAAATTGCATGGTAGTCTGTATCGAACTCCCATGATAAAGTAGAATCACAGACTTTTCCTTTTAACTCTACTAGCTTTGCAAAGAACTCATCAATCGTCCCCGCAGCTAAAAGGTAGTCTATTTGAACTGGTATTATTGCAGAAGTCTCTCCACATTTGCTGCATAAATAGTAAGGGATATTATCTTGTGGAGAGACTTTTATGAAGGGCGTGTCACATTTCGGGCATTTAATTGGACGCTGAAATCTTCCCTCAAACTGAGCTTCTTTCGCACGATTCCACTGACGTTCTAATACGAGAGCATTAGGGCAGAATTGAAAGTTGCGTCCCTCGCCTACTGCTAGAATGTTACAGATTGCAAGTCGCTTACTAGTACGAAACTCATCTTCTTTCTCCTGTTTTTGAACCGGGGAGTCTGCACCGCTTATCATAACAGGTTCATACTTTGTAAGTAAGGTTCTTAACCATTCTGCCACATCTTTGTGATGAATCCCGATACAAAGTTTAGAGTTCTTATCTGTAGACGCTAAGAACTCCTCCGCATATTCAAACGCAGCTTGAACTTTTGCAAGACCTGTGATATGCCGCATCTTAGACATTTGAGCGAGAATAGCCATGAAGGATGCTCTCATAGCGTAGTCGCCTTTGACTGCATCCAACATACCGTCAAGTTTATCTAACTCTCGATTGTAGGCGTTTGCAAAAGCCCGGTCAAAAGTAGAGATAGTTTGAGATGTGCTACGCAAAGGAGGCAGGTCTTTCAGCACGTCTTTCTTCTCTCGCCGGATTACATATTTTTCGGTCAGACGAAAGAAGTCATCACGCGCATATTTCTTTAAGCCTAGAAATCGTTTTGTTTCATAATCGTAATCTATGAAACGATCCGTGAATCTCTTACGCGAAGGAAAGTGCTCTGGATGGATGAAATTAAGTGTAGGCCAGTACTCTAAGGAGTTATTTAGAAACGGCGTACCACTTAAACATATCCGATTGAGAACATTTCCTGTTACTTCATTGATTGCAGTAGTGCGTTTTGAATTGACATTCTTGAAATGATGTGACTCATCAATAACAACGGTTTTGAATCCCGTTTCTAAGATCCACTGTTTAATCTTAGGCTTATTAAGTAGGTCCATTGAAAGAATGTAGCATTTAAATCCGGGCATTGGTGATGTTTGACCATCCATAACTGGGATAGGCATAACATCATAACGCCCTTCTAGTGCTTTGTTATCTTTCAAAACCCACTTAACATATTCTTTAATCCAGTTTGGAATCAGAGATGCTTTTACAACGAAGAGTGAGGGTGAAAGAGTGTCATAGTTATAGCGAAGTGCGCCTAAAGCTTGAATCGTTTTCCCAAGGGCCATCTCATCTGCGATGAGCGCTTTAAAGTTAGCTCGCTCTAAGAACTCAATCCCTTTTTGCTGGTAGCCAAAGAAGAGAGGCCACATTTCGTCGCGGGATTCGGGAATTTCATGAATCTGTAGTTTCTCAAATGTAGTGTGTCCACATTTAAGAGTGTACACGATACGATGGAGTTTAGGTAGCGGCTTTTCTTTTATGACTTCTGCTACCTTAGAACAATGCGGACATTTAAATGTTGCGCGCATGTTAATCAGGGTACTTTTTGAGAAAATTGGTTAGAAGTTTATCAATATCCTTTTGGTAGGATTTGACAGTCCATACCATACCAGCTTCGATTGTTTTATGACCTGTGTGTACTAAATGTTCTGGTGACATTCTAAGAAAATCTGTACACCTATCGAAACAATTGCATTTTAGATCTGTCTGTTTAGTCTTGAACTCTGCTAAGTCTTTAGCGTAAACAGGATCATCCATTGTCCAAATCATTTCTTCCCCTTCATCGTAGTCTCATGTACTTTTTTCGCGGTTTCATAATCCACCTTCAAGAGTTTCATCATGTTTTGAATTGAACTTTCAGTCAATCTCTCTTGCGGTGAAAGCGTCTTGTCTTTCGACGCATGTTTGCGTTGCTTCTCAACTTCTTTTGTAGCTTTCTCACGAGTTTTCTCAACTTTGCGCTGATGCTTCAGAACTTCGGCTTCTTCTTTACGGTTGATTCGACGAATGTTGAGTGCAGATTTGAGGAGAAAGTATTCTTTTTCCACGATTGCAAGAAATGCAACGATTTCATCCTCAGAAAGCAGATGAATAAGTGGGGCTACATTTGAATCAGTGTAGTCAAGGCGCTTCTCTGGATTCGTTTTAAAGACAAGTTTTAATCCTTTTTGCGCGGCATGAATGTAAAGATCCGCAATCAAAGAAGGTTTTAATTGTACACCTTCAACAATTGCGCGTATCTTTTCTGCTTCTTCTTGTACGCGGGCGCGTTCAATTTCCTCAAGTCCTTGAATACATTCTGTACACAGATTTAAACCCATGTACACGCGATCTGAGGATTTATCCTCGCAATGCTCACATTTCGGGCGATTCATTGTATAAACTCCTTACTATAAAGGGCTCGCTTGCGGGGCGGGCTAAAGCATAGATCAGAAAGGGCTTGAGCATTTGATGCTTTGTAACTTATTGATACCATACGCTCTACGCAGCCCGCACTCGTGTCCATGACCTAGCTTATCACGCTGTAGGCTTATTTCAAGCCTAAAATAACGCCTTACTTTTCAACCACTTGCAGGGTGGTATGCATACACTTTAGTGATGGTTTTAATATCCTTTTTGGCTGCAGCCTATTGATTCTAAATGAGTTATGCACCACCTACCCTCCACCTCTGTCCTCACCCTATACCCATGCCCGTCTCCGCAGGATGTTCGCAGCAGTTTTAAGGTAAAATTTCCTAACGTTACTTTTGATCCGGTAGTTCAATTCTTCTAATATGATATATAAATATATATTATAATACATAGGAAACACCCTAACCACCTACCCTCTCAACGACTTAGCGAATATGCGACAAACCTAATGTAGGCACCCATGGGTATGGGGGGTAGCAATAGGTAGAGAGTGGTAGCACGTCATTTCATACGTAACTCGTTATCCCACAAGGGCTTAGCTCTATCTGAACCACTCTAAACCAACACTAAATCATCTGCAAACCATATGAATACCATCTAAATAGTATGCATCGTTTTAAGGCCACTTTTGAGGGTTTTGCGCGCTCCCAGCGGAAGGGGGTATAAATCTCCTTTGTAACTTATTGATTCTACATGAGTTAAGAGACTGAATTTTTCAGTCCTTTGTTTTCTCCTCTTTACAGCCCAGGGCGCTTGATTTGCTCCATTTAAACAAGAAATCATTTAAATAGATGAAATTCGTAGTAAAATTGGCTTAAATAGGCGAGTTTTCGAGGAAATCACCCTTTAATTGGCGCTGTTTTACTCATAGAATCAGGTTAAACTTTGTTAATCTTAGGTAAGGTAGAATCGCTTAACAATCAGCATAGCTTGCCACATTGTCATTGCTGAGCCGCAGATCAGCTAGGCTGCGTTGAGAGCACAGGATAGGTACTTACCCCTTAGTCTACTTACTGGCGTGTCCTACGCGATCCCACAGAGGGTGCGTGAAATGACCCACTCGCTGGGTGAAATGACTCATCTTTTATCTTAAAATTTCGCTTGACATGATGATTGAATCATTGTACTCTGGTCTTGTCATGAGACGACAGTCAATATCTAAAGGGCAGAATAGAGGATCTGCCACTAGTCGTGCTCATAGACTCCTAGGAGCATCTGTTGTGCTGAATATTACGAAGGAAGTTAACAAGACCGTTTCGCACCCCCAGACAGGGAAGGATGTAAAGCGTAGCTGTAAGGTTACACTTAACGTAGTTGACCCCAAGTCAGAAGATTGGCTTGAAGACGCAATCGCAATCTGCGGTGGAGATTCTAATCTTGCCGCTCGTGTTTACAACTTCGGACTCGTTTCATGGGTTCGCCAACAGGAAACCAATCGGCTTGGACAAACGGATGAGGTGTCCAAAGCTGCTGCGGGCATCATTAACAACTATGTTAAAATGCTCGGAATCACGCCGGAAGAAGCGCGCGCCCAACTGATGGCAAATCCTTTAGTTGCGGGCAAACTTCAGTCCGCCGTGTTCGAACAATTTGTCGAAACGAAAATCGAGGATTTCTCCGCTTACCAGACCAAGATAGATGATAGGAATATTTCCAAGTCTCGATTCCCCGATGTTACAGATGTAGGGGAGGATTCTGAGGACAAAACCGAAGATAAGTAGCTAATCTTATTCTTCGTTCACTTTCAGCCCGCTGCTAGTACAGAGCGGGCTGATTCTTTGCCTAAGCAGCACCAAAATCTACATCCCTTGTTACATAGTACGCATAGCATATATAGTACATACGTTAAGTGCATCATAGTACATTAGTACTAGTAGAGTACTCATAGTACTCATGTACTAGTAGTAACGTGCTTGCTAGTACACTAGTTCTATTACTTATAGTACCAAAGGTACGGGTAGACCCCAGAATACATGGGAGGTTATATATTAATCATTAGCTACCTGCTTCACGGGCATGTCCTCAAATTTTAAAATTTTTTCTCTTTCCAAGATAAAAGGTTAAGATAAAATTCGTTTACCTTAAAAGGGCACTTGCGCTCCGGGGGGGGGGGCCAA